TGTAGGTTATGGGGCAACAGGCAAGCCTTTCCAGTGGGCAGACAGTGCCGCTCTTACAAATGGATTTAGGATGTACTATGACTCTCCTAGAGGAGAGGTTAATATACATGAGGCAATCAAGTCTAATCAAGACTTGTTTAGGCTGGGAGATATGGCGTTCTTACCCAGTGATTGGGAGACACGGCATGTAAATGCTCTTAATGACTATGGTTACATTATGACCATAGACTTTACTCGCCTCTTCCCTTCTTTTGGTCTGAAGCTAAACGCTCAAACTAAGGAGCGTTTAGTTGTTACCGTCAAGGATAATGCAGCTAATGCAGATTCCTTCAATATGATTGCCTATGGATTTGATAGGTTTAAATAAATTACTACCTTATAGGAACCACAACAATGATAAGTGATAGAGAGTTTAAGGACGCATTGGATCAGATTAACGCAGCTTTCAACAACCTTCGGGCTGAGTTGAAGGAAGTTAAGGACTCCATCGCGCCTAAAGAAACAAAGAAAAAGACTTGACCTTTAAAGGGAAGTATGTTATAATATCCCTGTAAGATGAATATAATTCAAGTTAACTGTCCTTTGGGAGAAACAGATGCAGCAAGATACACAAGCGTTTGAGTTTGAGAAGTACTATAATGCGATGGCAGAGCTATTTCTGTCTGACGGTTGGAAGTACTTGATTAACGATCTGACTGCTAACGCTAATCATATCAACTCAGTAGAATCAGTAAAAGACACTGAAGACCTTTACAGCCGTAAGGGGCAGTTGCTTGTACTGGCTAACCTGCTGAACTTAGAGAATCAACTAGAGACTCTGAGAACACAGCAAGAAGAAACTGATGTGGAAGAGTCCTAAGTGAAGAGACTCTTTGAATTCAAATGTGCAGACAATCATGTCTCTGAGGCTTTAGTCTCTACGGACGTTACTGCACATCCTTGCAAGACCTGTGGCTTAGAAGCACAGCGGATCGTTTCTGCGGTTCGGAGCAGGCTAGATGCTATCTCTGGGGATTTCCCCGGCGCTACCATCAAGTGGGCAAAGAACAGGGAGAAACAGATCAAACACGAAAGGAAGACAAACTCAGAAGGTTGAGAACTTCCATAATATATTCCTCCATAATACGCTACGGTACGGAGTTTAATGATGGCAGCTACATTTGTTGATGATGAAAGTTTTGATGATACAGAAGAAGACAACGATCAAGAACAGGCTCAGTTCGCTGAGGAACCTATTCAAGAAGAAGAAGGCATTCCAGATAAGTACTCAGGCAAGTCTGTACAGGATATTGTACGGATGCATCAGGAAGCTGAAAAGCTTTTAGGGCGCCAGAGTGCTGAAGTTGGAGACTTACGAAAAGTTGTTGACAGTTACATCCAAACCCAACTCACATCCACAGGTAACGGCAATCAACAGCAGGAAGCAGAACCTGAAGACGAGGTAGATTTTTTCTCTGACCCTGAGAAGGCAGTACAGAGAGCTATTGATAACCACCCTAAAGTAAGGCAAGCAGAGCAGTTTCATACGCAAGTAAGAAAGAATAATGCTCTACAGACCCTACAGCAGAAACACCCCGATATGGCAGATATCTTATCTACGTCATCGTTCGGTGAGTGGGTTCAAGGCTCTAAGATCAGGACTCAGTTGTTTTATCAAGCAGACAAGGAGTACGACTACGAAGCTGCCGACGAACTCTTCACTAACTGGAAGGAACGTCAAGGCATAGTAAATCAAGCTGTAACTGCTGAGAAACAGACTAGAAGCAAGGCAGTCAGACAAGCATCCACTGGCAATGCCACTGGTAGCACAGAGAGTGCCTCTAGGAAAATCTATCGACGAGCAGACATTATTAAACTAATGAAAACCGACCCAGACCGCTACGCTTCGCTTTCAGATGAAATCATGAAGGCTTACGCAGAGGGAAGGGTAAAATCCTAAACTATTATTAAGAGAACTATATTATGACTACTTCAACTTATCCAGCTACCGGCGGCTTCACCGGCAACACAGAAGGCGCAACTTTCATTCCAGAGATCTGGAGTGATGAGATTATCGCTGCTTACCAAACTAACCTAGTCTTAGCCCCACGCGTTAAGAATATGTCTATGACCGGCAAGAAGGGCGATACTATCCATATCCCCGCCCCTACCCGTGGCGTTGCTACTGCTAAGGTAGAGAATCAAGCTGTTACTGTACAAGGTAACGTAGAGTCAGAAGTAGTTGTTGTTATCGACAAGCACTACGAGTACTCACGGGTTATCGAAGATATCACCGAAGCACAGGCATTGTCCTCACTGCGTCAATTCTATACCGGCGATGCTGGCTATGGTCTTGCAAAGCAGGTAGACTCTGATCTGTTTTTGCTGGGCCAGTCTTTCGGTGACGGTGACGGTTCTGATTGGGTTCACTCAAACGTACTGTACTGTGACGCATCTACTGGTTTGACTGCTTACGCTGTTGATACTCTAGTAACTGCTGATGTATTCACGGATGCTTGTTTCCGCGCACTGATTCAACAGATGGATGATGCTGATGTCCCTATGGACAATCGTTCTTTTGTTGTACCACCCGCGCTGCGTAACGCAATCATGGGTATTGATCGGTATGTCTCTACAGACTTCGTAGATGGTCGTGCTGTTGTTAATGGTCGTTTGGGCAACCTCTACGGCGTTGACATCTTTGTAACCAGCAACTGTCCTATCCTCGAAACAGCGGTTGAGAATGCTGCTGGTGGTATCGTTCGTGGTGCTCAGTTGTTCCATAAGGACACTTCAGTCCTTGCCGTACAGAAGAGTGTACGTTCACAGACTCAGTACAAGCAGGAATGGCTTGGTACTCTCTATACCGCAGATACTCTCTACGGTACTAAGGTTGTACGTCCTGAAGCTGGATATGTACTTGCAGTAAACGGTTAATAGCCCTGTGATCGGGGGTCAGCAATGGCCCCCTTTTACTTTTCTAATACTTATTAAGGAAGGGTAGTATGCCGTTATACAGAGGAGCAGGTGGCGCTGGGGATGCAAGCACAGACGCTTATGCAAGCTATGTAGCGGAACAGGCCCAAATAGCTACACTTAAAGCAGCAGAGGCACTAGCTTCCGCTAACGCAGCAGCGGCTAGTGAAATAGCCACAGCAGCAGATTTAGTATTAACAGACGCAGACACAGTACTTACAGCAGCAGACGCAGCTTCTACAGCAGCGGATGTACTCTTAACAAACGCAGACGCAGCTTCTACAGCAGCGGATGTTATCCTCACTAATGCAGATGTAGTTCTCACAGGGGCTGACGTAGACTCTACGAATGCCGACGTACTACTCACAGCAGCAGATGTAATAGCTACAGCAGCAGATGCAGTATCTACAGATGCAGATGCAACCACTGCCACTACTCAGGCAGGTATCGCAACCGCTAAAGCAGCGGCAGCAGCGGCAGATCTTCTTCTAACTAACGCAGACGTAGTCACCACTAACGCTGACGTAGTACTGACTAATGCAGACGTAGTATTGACAGGGCTTGACGTAGTAGCCACAAATGCTGACGTAGTATTAACCAATGCAGATGTAGTAGCGGCAGCACTCTCAGCAGCCAGCGCCGCTTCTGCTCTCGATAGCTTTGACGATAGATACTTAGGCGTTAAAACAAGCGACCCTACACTAGATAACGATGGCGATGCCTTAGTGGCAGGCGCTCTCTACTACAACAGTGTAGACGGTGAGATGAACGTATACGATGGAGCCGCTTGGGTTCCAGCAGCAAGCACAGTGAACGCAGCTAACATAACAGGAACACTAGACGGTGGATTATACTAATGGCTACTAAGATAATTACAAAGAACAGTTCAACAACTACAGCTATCCCCACTGCTGGTGATTTAGTACAAGGCGAATTAGCTGTAAACGTAACAGATAAGCGTTTGTTTACAGAGGATAGCGGCGGCGCTATAGTGGAGTTGGGTACTTCTCCCTCCACTATAGACATCAACGCAGGCACCATCGACGGCACAGTCATCGGTGGCACTACGGCTGCTGCTGGTAGTTTTACTACGCTGGGAACTACAGGAGCGGCGACGTTTAGCTCATCTGCCGCTGAAGTAGCGAAATTTACCTCAAGCGATGCTGGAACTGCTATCACTTTAAACAATACTCACGCTAACGCATGGGGCAGCAATATTGCTTTTCAAACAGGAGGAACCGCAGCAGGTTTTGTTGGCTCTATCGGCAGTCTTATTGGCAGCACTGATCAAACTTTAGCTGTTTATGGTGCTGCTGGTAATGGCGTTGGGATTTACACAAATGGTAACAACCAGCGTTTGTATATCGACACCAGTGGAAACGTGGGTATTAATACTAGCTCGCCTTTTTTTACAACCGCAGGACGGGTATCTCTTTCTGTAAACGGGACTAGCAGCTCAATACTTGCATTTGGGAAAGGTGGCTCTAGTGAGAATTATCTGCTGGCCGACGCCGGTGGATTCACGATTGCTAACACTAGCGCAACACTACCTACAACATTTTTCAATAACGGCGCAGAACGCATGCGAATCGACGCCAGCGGGAATTTGGGTACTGGTGTAGTCCCTGAAAATTCTTCAGGCACATGGCGAAATTTTCAAATCGGGGGTGCAAATATTTCCACTCGAGCAAGCGGTGCTAATGATGCGATGTTAGGCACTGGTTTTGTATTTAAAACTGACAACTCTGAAGTGTACAAG